GGCTAATGGTCCATACGATCCTGAATATGCTGTTGGCGGTCATCAGCCTATGGGTTTTGACCAAATGTCTCTACTGTACAACCATTATGTTGTACTCGGATCTAAAGTTACAGCAACATTCACTCCGCGTATCGCGAACACTTCGGGTGCAGCGGTGGTTTCAGGAATTGAAATTACAGATGATGCGGTTGTTACTACAGTTCCGCGCCACACGATTTTGGAACAACGTAAAGGCCTGTATCGTACGGTCACTACCTCTAATAATAAACCCTTTACTCTTAGTCGCAAGTTCAGCGCTAAAAGGTTTTTTAATGTAAAAGATGTGAAGGATAATGTGACGAGGATTGGTGCGCCTAATGCGGCTTTGCCAGCCGAGGAAGCATTTTTCCGTATATTCATGATGAGCGGCGATGTCAATGTAGCCGATGATCCTCCAAGTTTTAATGTACTTGTTACAGTTGACTATATTATACTATGGTCCGAGCCCAAGGAATTAGCAAGTTCCTAAGCGCTCTTCCTATGCGGGCTCATGATGTTGGCGCGAAGCGCCCGCGACTTCCTTGCGAACATGTTTAGATTTGTGCCATGCGAAGCCTTGACCCTTGCACCCCTACCCCACCCCCCCTGTAGCAGCACGAGGGCAAGGTTTAGACGGGGCTGGCCGAAGCCCCCGGCTAAACCGAGGGTCCCTTTGCTGCGCTCATAAAATCATCATGCGAACCAATCATTCAATGGTCCGGTAATATATCGCTCAGTCAGATGGACCACCGTCATGCGCCTCAGTAATTGCTCGATACTATCCATCGCAGCTCGGTTGTGATAACATTCTTCTGGAGATAGAGCTGACGTAATAATGATCTTCTTTGAGTTGAATGGGATAGGTTCCCTATTCCTTCGTCTCACTTCAATTGGCCAATGGTCCAACATCTCGAGGAGTACATCGTATTTTATATCTCCGCGGTATTCATTGATTATAACAATCTCCTGTTGTTTATATCCATCCCACCATTCACCATCCTTGGGCTTGTTATAGAACTTCTTCGGGTTCTCATAATATCCAGCAAAAGCCCTATGTGACTTACCAGTCATAGTTGGTCCCCAGAACCACACGCCTTGAGTTACCTCAGTGCGTATGTTCTTCTTCAAGATGATATCTTCAAGCTTCATCATCGTCCTGCCATACATATGGAACAAATATGGATCTTCTTCGACCATTTCATCCATTAAATCACCGTTTTTGAGCCTGTCTCGAACGGCAATTAGGTCCATGCGTTGACCTTGTAGTGGAGGTAGACCTATTTCGACCGCCACGTTACCATCTTTCTTGCTGTACTTGTAATTGGCAGTTTCACCTGCCCATATCATCTCGCAATGTCGAGGATTAAAGAACTTCTGAGCAGCACTTTGCGTTCTCTGGCAGCAAAAGCGTACATATCCCTGCCAATGGATGTTCCCAGTGGTGGGTGCTTCTTCAATTCCCATTAGAACATAGCTAAATTGTTCTTGGCGATCCATATAGAAAGATTCATTAAGCTCCCAATCTGTTACTTGGAACAACCGGGATTTTTTTGGCTCCTTCCAATTTTCCGGTTTCTTCACTTTCATAGGAGTACTCAACAGCTCAGTATTACCTGTTGAGTACTTCTGAGCAATTTTTTTGACCATGATTTATTATGTCCAAAAATATTTTTGCTCAGTTATATATATGATTTTTTGGGCTACATTTCGATTTTTCGATTTTTTTAAATGTGATTAAATTTTCCATTTATATATTAAATGGTGAAGACATATGGGAAGCGTAAGCGAGCTTCCACGACTTATAAACCTAGAAAAAGGGTTTTTACCAAGAAGAAATTTTACAAGCGTAGGCGTGCTAACATCCCTACGGGTGTTGGTAGCCAAAAGCAGAAAATTGTGAAATTACGCTATTGTATTATAAATGAACTCAATGTGGAACCTGGTGGATCCGCAGTCTCTCTATTTTTCAGGGCTAATGGTCCATACGATCCTGAATATGCTGTTGGCGGTCATCAGCCTATGGGTTTTGACCAAATGTCTCTACTGTACAACCATTATGTTGTACTCGG